GACGCAGCTCATCGGCCGCATGTCCGTGCCCGGTGCGCGGCTGTTCGCCACGACGAACCCCGACGGGCCCGCGCACTGGCTGCGCAAGCAGGTCATCCTGCGCGCGACCGAGCTCGGGTACAAGGTCTTCCGGTTCCGCCTCGCCGACAACACCCACCTCGACCCCGCATACGTCGCGCAGATCACCCGCGAGTACGTCGGCCTCTGGTACCGGCGCTTCATCCTCGGCGACTGGGTGCAGGCCGCCGGCGCCGTGTACGACCAGTGGGACCCCGACCGGCACGTCATGCCCGCCGTCGAGCTGCCGGCCATGGACCGGGTGCTCGCGCTCGGCGTCGACTACGGCGACGTGCACGCGACCCGCGGATACCTGCTCGGCATCGGCCCGGACACCCGGCCGGGGCACGATGGCGAGGACCGTCTGTACGTGCTGGACGAGTGGCGGCCGGGGCACATGACCGTCGGGGAGCACTCGACGGACCTGCGCACCTGGCTCGCGGCCCGCCCGGTGGAGGCGTGGCGCACGCCGGAGTGGGTGCCCGTCGACTCCGCCGCGGCGTCGTTCCGGCACCAGCTGTTCCACGACGGCGTGCCCGGGGTGACGAACGCGCACAAGGCCGTCCTGCCCGGCATCCAGACCATCGCCTCGCTGCTCGCGGTCGACCGCCTCGTCGTGTCGGACGCGTGCACGCAGCTGATCGACCGGATCCCCGGGTACGTGTGGGACGACAAGGCGACGAAGCGCGGCGAGACGGCACCGGTGAAGGCGGACGACGACGAGGTCGACGCGCTGCGGTACGCGATCTACACGACCCGCCTGTCCTGGCGGGAGACCATCCCGATCGCCCCCGCCATGGACGGCGCGCCCGGCGACGAAACCGAGTAGGAGGTGCCCGCCGTGCCGCTGCCCGAGCCCGGTCAGGCCTGGCCCCCGAGGGCCCTCGCCGACATCACGCCGGTCCTGGGCCAGTGGTCCGCCTGGTACGACGGCACGCCGGCCGCCCTGCGCGGCGCGTACCAGAACGCGCGCTCGGTCCCGCTGGACCGGCCGTCGCAGTACCGCGGCGGCGTCGTCGGGTGGGCGGCACGCGGCTGGTGGGGCCGCCCCGTCGGGGACCTGACCGTCGGGCAGCGCGGGCAGCTGCACATCCCGCTCGCCGCGGACATCGCGCGCGGGTCCGCGGACCTGCTGTACGCCGAGCCCCCGAGCCTGCTCCTGGCCGACAAGAACACGCGCGTGTCTGGTGAGACGGCGTCGGTGACGCAGGAGCGGTTGAACGCGTACGTCGACGACGGGTTCCACACGGTGCTCGCCACCGGGGCGGAGGTCGGCGCGGCGCTCGGTGGCCGGTTTCAGCGCGTCACGTGGGACAAGGCCGCGCAGAACAAGCCGTTCCTGACGACCGTGGACGCGGACGCCGCCTGGCCGGAGTTCCGGTGGGGCCGCCTCGTCGGCGTCACGTTCTGGCGCGTCGTCGACGAGCAGGGGCAGATCGTGCGCCGGCACGTCGAACGTCACGAGCTCGACGGTGCGGGCAACGGGGTCGTGTTGCACGCCCTGTACGAGGGCACGAAGACCAACATCGGGCGCGTCGTCCCGCTCGTCGAGCACTCGTCGACGGCGGCGCTCGCGCCCCTCGTCGGCGCGGACGGTGCGATCGTCGAGGGGCGTACGCCGGGCCTGCTCGTCGAGTACATCGCGAACCAGCTGCCGCAGCGGCGGTGGCGTCAGGACCCGGTCGGGCACAACCTCGGCCGGTCCGACTTCGACGGCGTCGAGCAGCTCATGGACGCCCTGGACGAGACGTACTCGTCGCTGATGCGTGACATCCGGCTCGCGAAGGCCCGCATCATCGTGCCGTCGTACATGCTCGAGGCCGGTGTGCCCGGCACGGGGGCGTCGTTCGACCTGGACCGTGAGGTGTACGAGGGCGTGAGGGGCGCGCCGCCGGAGGACGGGCATCTCGACATCACGCCGACCCAGTTCGAGATCCGGGTCGAGGAGCACCTGCGGGCGTGCGAGGACATCGCGCTGCGGGCCGTGCAGGGCGCGGGGTACTCGACGCAGACGTTCGCGGAGCGCACCGAGAGCGGGCAGATGACCGCGACCGAGGTGCACTCGCGGGAACGGCGGTCGTACCTGACGCGGGATCGGAAGATCCGCAACGAGCGGCCCGCGGTCGCACGCCTGGCGCAGAAGATGCTCACGATCGACCGGGTCGTGTTCGGTACGGCCGGCATCGTGCCCGGGGACGTGACCGTGGACTTCGAGGACTCGGTGCAGGACGCGATCATCACGCTCGCGCAGACGGGGCAGGCGCTGTACACGGCGCGCGCCGCGTCGACGGCGACCCGCGTGTCGATGGTGCACCCGGACTGGACCGAGCAGCAGGTGCAGGACGAGGTCGCGGCGATCCTGCGGGAGGACGCCGGGGAGATCCTCGCCGATCCGGACGACGTCCCACCGGCGGCGCGCGCCGTGAACCCGGTCGAGGTCAAGGCGCAGTTCGAGGCGCTCGGTGTGGGTGTCCGTGCCGGGGTCGAGCCGGACGATGCGGCGGACCGTGTCGGCCTGGATGGTGTCCGGTTTACGGGCGCGACCCCGGCGTCTCTGCGGCTGCCGAAGGACGACTCGTCGTCGTTCGAGCAGGCGTAGCCGTCGGTCTGACCTGGGAGGCTGGTGCACGTGCCGATCGACCCCGGGTTCGGTGAGCGTCTCGCCCACCGTGTCGCCGAGCTGTTCGCCGAGGCGGAGCTCGTCGTGCTGCGCCGCATCTCGCGGTCGCTCGCACGCGGGCTCGACGAACCCGACTGGGCGACGACCCGGCTGGCGGAGCTCGAGTGGGTGCGGGCGCAGATCGCGCGCGACGTCGCGACCCTGGACGAACGGGCCGTGACGGCGATCGGGGACGTGGTCCGGCAGGCGTACACGCGCGGCCGGGCGCTCGCCGTGGCCGACCTGGACAGGCTCGGGCTCGAGGTCGTGGTGCCGCCGGCGACGCTGCGCGCGGTGGAGGCGATCGCCGCCGAGACGGTGACGCGGGTCGGGCCGTGGCGTCCGCGCATCCTGCGCGCCGCCCAGGACGTCTACCAGCGCACCGTGGCGGACGCGTCCGCGACGGTGCTGCTCGGGTCGCAGACGCGCCGGGACGCGGCGCAGCAGGCGTTGGACCGGCTGACGGAGCGCGGCGTCGGGACGTTCCGGGACCGGTCGGGGCGCCGGTGGGCGCTCGAGTCGTACGTCGAGATGGCGGTGCGCACCGGTGCGGGCGGTGCGGCGATCGACGGACACACGACGCAGCTCGTCGCCGCGGGCGTGGACCTGGTCGTCGTGTCGGATGCGCCCAGGGAGTGCCCGCTGTGTCGGCCGTGGGAGGGCAAGGTGCTGTCGATCGGTGGCGGTGTCGCTGCGACGGTCGAGGCCGCGTCGATGGTCGGTGAGGGCACGGTGTCGGTGCGGGTCGCGGGCTCGCTCGAGCAGGCGCGCGCGGCGGGGTTCCAGCACCCGAACTGCCGGCACAGCCTCAGCGCGTACCTGCCCGGTGCGACGGACGTCCTGGCGGCGACGTCGGAGCGGGCCGGGTACGAGGATCAGCAGCGGCAGCGCGCGATCGAGCGCGGGATCCGGAAGTGGAAGCTGCGTGAGGCCGCGGCCCTGGACGACGTGGCCGCGGCCCGCGCGCGGGCGAAGGTCCGGCAGTGGCAGGCGACGATGCGTGAGCACCTCGCGGAGCATCCGGCGTTGAAGCGGCAGACGGCTCGGGAGCAGGTCGGCCGCGCCCGCTAGATCACCAGATCTGGGAGCTCGGGTTCTCGAACGGGACGACGTCGGCGAACACCCACTGACCGTAGCTACGCAGTGTCCGGCGCTCCCCGTCGGCGAGGTTGAGGAGATCGAGCGTTCCCCCGTCGCGGACATCCCAGTGGAAGTCCAGTTCGCCGGAGTTGACGTAGTGAGTGTCCCCGTTCGGCAGCTCGATGCGAAGTACTTCGTCGCCGACCTCCGCGAAGTCGTGGTCGGGCTCGATCAGGCGCGTGCCGTCCTCGTGGATCACATAGAACTTGTCAGCCATCAGCAGCTCCCTCTGTCGTGCCGTCGCGCCCGGTGCGCGCCGGTCCGCCGCCGAACGTAGCGGCACCCACCCACACGACCAGGACCCAGGAGGCCCAGTCATGTCCACGAAGGCACAGCACGTCCACCCGATCCTCCGCACACCCGGCATGCCGGCCCGGTTCGAGCGCCTGCGCTTCATGACCGCGGACGCCGGCGCCGCGGGTACCCCGGGCGCACCCGCAGGAAGCGCCGGCGACAGCACCGCGGCGGGCGACCAGGGCGAGAACGGCGCGCCGGCCGGGCAGACGCCGTCGGACGCCGGGAACGGCGCCCAGGGCGCCGCCAGCGCGCTCGGCGCCACGACGACGCCTCCCGCGGGCGGGGACAACCTGCCCGACGACCCAGCCGTCCTCAAGAGCATGATCGCCGACCTGCGCCGCGAGAACGGCGCCGCCCGCACGAACGCGAAGACGCAGGCCGCCGACGAGGCGCGCACCGCCCTCGTGCAGGAGCTCGGCAAGGCCCTCGGCCTCGTCAAGGACGGCGAGCAGCCTCCGAAGCCCGAGGAGCTCACCGCGCAGGTCCAGGCCGCGCAGACGCAGGCCCGCGCCGCGCAGGTCGAGCTCGCCGTGCACCGCACCGCGTCCACCCACAGGGCCGACCCGTCGGCCCTCCTCGACTCCCGCGCCTTCCTGGCGAAGGTCGCGGACCTCGACCCCAGCAGCAGCGAGTTCGCCGCGAAGGTCGACGCCGCCATCAAGCAGGCGGTCACCGACAACCCCAAGCTCCTCGCGGCCCAGGCGGCCGGGGCGAGCAGCGTCGACCACGCCGGCGGGTCCGGCGAGGCACGCACCCGCACACCCAAGTCGCTCACCGACGCCGTCGCCGGCCACTACGGCACGGCCTGACACCAAGGAGCACCCTCATGCCCGTCACCCTCGCCTCGGCGCAGCAGAACGCCGTCGACGACGTCGACCTCGCCGTCATCGATGAGTTCCGCACCAACGAGATCCTCGACCTCCTCACGTTCGCCGACGTGGTCAACCCCGTCGGCGGCGGCGGGACCCTCACCCACACCTACCGGCGGCTCGCGTCGCTCGGCACGGCCGCGTTCCGCGCGATCAACGCCGAGTACGCGCCGACCGAGGCGACGACCACGCGGCACAGCGTGGACCTCAAGCCCCTCGGCGGGTCGTTCCAGATCGACCGCGTCCTCGGTCGCGTCGGTCCGGCCGCGACCGGCGAGGTCGCGCTGCAGATGTCGCAGAAGATCCGCGCGACGCAGGCCGAGTTCGGCAACGCCGTCATCAACGGCGACTCGAGCGCGGACGCGGACTCGTTCGACGGCCTGTCCAAGGCCCTCGCCGGGTCCACGACCGAGGTCACCACGTCGATCGACTGGTCGGGCACGATGAACGAGGACAACTCGTTCGCGCTGCTCGAGGCCGTCGACGACGTCCTCGGCCTGCTCGACGGCGAGGCCGGCGCGATCCTGACGAACAAGCGCGCGATCGCGAAGATCGCGTCCGCCGCGCGCCGGGCGAACATGTACGTCGAGCAGGTCGGCCCGCGCGAGACGCGCCTGCGGTCGTACGGCACGATCCGCCTGATCGACGCCGGCAAGCGCGCCGGGTCGAACGCCGACGTCATCCCGGTCCGTTCGGGCGGCCTGACCGAGCTGTACGCGGTCCGGTTCGGTCTCGACGCGTTCCACGGCGTCTCCATGGCCGGTGCTCCGCTCGTGCAGACGTGGCTGCCCGACTTCACGAAGGCCGGCGCCGTCAAGACCGGTGAGGTCGAGATGGGCCCGGTCGCGGTCGCCCTCAAGAAGACCAAGGCGGCCGCCGTCGCGCGGAACGTCAAGGTCGCGGCCTGACGGTCTCGGGACCAGCGCGGGCCTGGCACGCTCCGGGCCTGCGCTCCGACGCACGGGAAGGACCAGCATGACCACGAAGATCACGAGCCCCATCGAGGGGCACACGGACCGGTCCACGTTCGGGCCGGTCACGCTCGAGTTCTACGACGGCGTCGCCGAGACGCCCGAGAAGCTCACACCCGGGCTGCTCGCGTACCTCGAGGGCCGCGGCTACAGGGTCGAGGTCGAGACCGAGGTGCCCGA